ATAACCTTATCGGTGATTGTGGCGGCATCCTTTGGGGTGCGCTCAGTTATCGGGTTTATGAACAAGACGAAAAAATAATGCCTCTACAAAAACTTATTTTTAAACCTGGAATCAATAGAGAGGGAACTGATTATTCCAATGAAGGAGGTTGGTTTAATTCTAATTTAGTTCGTTTTCGTAAGGGATTGCCTGAAAAAATTGGGGGTTGGGCAAAAAATACCACGAATACTTTTAAATCAACAGGGCGAGCTTTGCATCCGTGGGTTGACTTAAATTTAACAAAATTTTTAGGTTTAGGTACAACTTGGAAATATTATATTCAAGAAGGGAATGCATTTAATGATATTACTCCCATAAGAAAAACTTCTACAAATAGTATTACTTTTTCTGCAACGGACGGTTCTTCTACAATAACTGCCACTGATTCTTCTCATGGAGCAGTTATTAATGATTTTGTAACACTTAGTGGTGCAGTCACTTTAGGTGGTTTAGTCACCGCTGATGTGTTAAATCAAGAATATCAAATAGCTTCTGTTCCCACTGCAAATACTTATACTTTTACCGCTAAAGATACTTCTGGAGACACCGTAACTGCCAATTCCAGTGATTCTGGCAATGGGGGTTCTGGAGTTGATGGGAGTTATCAAATCAATGTGGGATTGGACGTTTATGTTCCGTCATCTGGCTGGGGAGCAGGTACATGGGGAGCAGGTACATGGGGTAGTGTAAGTGCTTTAAGTGACACTAATAGTTTACGTTTATGGTCACATGATAATTTTGGTGAAGATTTGGTTATAAATGTAAGAGCGGGAGGTATTTATTATTGGGACACCAGTGCTGATACATTAGGCACAGACAGAGCCACTGTTTTAAGTTCTTTAACAGATGCTAATTTAACTCCCACTAAAGCTTTATACACTTTGGTCAGTGATATAGACAGGCATATTATTTGTTTTGGAGCAGACCCCATTTCGGGAAGTGCACGCACAGGTTCTTTGGATCCTATGTTTATTTGTTGGAGTGATCAAGAAAATGCTGTTGAGTGGGAGCCTAAATCCACAAACACAGCAGGTTCATTCAGACTTTCTGCAGGATCTTCGATTATAGGGGCAATTAGAGCTAGGCAGGAAACCTTAGTTTGGACAGATACTGCATTATATTCCATGACTTTTGTGGGGCAACCCTTTACTTTTGCAACTAATTTAGTGAATCAAGGAGTAGGGTTGATTGGACCAAATGCTGCTATTAATGCCCCTAAAGGTGTTTATTGGATGGATACAAAAGGTTTTTATAATTACACAGGACAAATAAATGATATTCCGTGCACCGTACAGGATTATGTGTTTAGTGATTTAAATGAAACTCAATCGCATCAAATTTTTGGTTTTTTAAATAAAGAATTTGACGAAGTAGGTTGGTTTTATTGTTCTTCAGGAGAAACAGTAATTGATCGCTATATTGTCTTTAATTATGCTGAAAATGTCTGGAGTATTGGGCAATTAACTCGTACCGCTTGGGTTGATGAAGGTATTTTTGATACTCCAATGGGCACTTACAGTACATCTGATGTAGGATATTTGTATAATCAAGAAACAGGAAATGATGCTGATGGTTCTGCCATGACTAATGTTTTTATAGAGTCTAGTGATTTTGATATTGATCCTGCTGGAGATGATTTTCAATTTGTGAGTAAAATAATTCCTGATATTAAATTTACAGGGACAGGAGCAACTGGAAGTGATGGACAAACAGCAGATATTGTATTAAAAAGAAGAAACTATCCTGGAGAAGATTTAACAACAGCAGTTACTAGTTCTTGTACTTCAGTAACCACTAAAATAGACACTCGAGTTAGAGGACGTCAAGTGGTATTAAGAATACAATCTAATGATGATGATACTGCAATAACAGGAGTAGGTTTTAGAGTTGGAGCTATGCGCTTAGATGCTAGACCTGATGGTAAACGATAATGGCAAAACTTTTAGAAACAAAACTTCCTGTAGCTATAGGGGAGATCTCCCCTGAAACGTTTAATCGTTTGGTAAGAGTTTTAGAACTCAGTTTAAATCGAGTAGATGTAGATTCAACACTTTCAGTTAACGAAACACAACGAAATAATAATAAATTTCAGGCTGGAGATATTATTTGGAATTTGAGTACCAGTCAATTACAATTATGGACGGGGGCAAGTTGGGTTGATATTTATGCAGGAACAGAAAAAGGGGTACAGGGCACAAGTAGTTTAGGAACATTAACAGTAGCAACAAACGGGGCAACAACTGTCTCTTTATAGATAAGGAAGAATAATTATGAACGATGAACATTCTAAAAGTTTTAAAGGAGAAAAAGAATGAAAGTTTTTCTTACCGAATTTAGAATAGGAAATGAAATATATGAAGGTCCAAAAATTACTGCTGAAACTTATGAACAAGCAGAGGCTGAAGCAGAACTTTCTAATCTTATTGTTGTAGGGATGTTAGACTTATCTAGGATTGAAAAGGAACAAGGAAAAAGAGTTTTACATTAATGAAAAAGATTTTTGGAATCATAGGGGGATTTCTGTTTCTTGGTTTGTTCACTTTTGCCCAAGCAGATCAAACAGGTGACTGCACAGCAGGTGATGAGTTCTGTGAGCAAAATTCATTAACTACTACAAATACCACTACTACTACAAATACTAACGACAATATCAAAAACGACATTGTTACTTTGCAAACAAGTATTGCTGGTATTGATATTGTTGCTTTGCAAATAAGCATTGCGGCTATCAACGCAAGTATTGATTCTATGTATGATGACGTTAAGTCACTCAAAAACAAGAACGATAATCCTTTAGCTAACTAATTTTTTGGTATATAATCAAGAAATCAGACTAGCGCTGCAGCTTACGGGATGGGCTTTAACCCGCTAAACGTATATATACGCTGGAGAAACTTTTAATGAGTCTTGCTTTAATCAACACGCCTGCATTTTCTTATCAAAAAGCTTGTGAATTTTTTGACCATAAAGAAAATGAAATTAAATTCCAACAAAAGATCGCCCAATTTGAACAAGTACTAACTCAAGCTGTTAAAGAAGATAATGAAGAAGAATTTAATCGTTCTATAACAGGGGAAATCGAAGGCGCTGTTACCCATAATTTTGCTGACGGGCAATATATAAGAACCATAGTTATGCCTAAAGGACTTGTAGTTACCACTAAAATACATAATCAAAACCATCCCTTCTTTATTATGACGGGAGAAGTATCTATCTTTAGTGAACAAGGCGTACAACAAATTAAAGCCCCCTACCATGGAATTACCAAAAGAGGAACAAAAAGAGTTTTATATGTTCACGAGGAATGTATTTTTATAACCGTTCATTGCACTGATAAATTGGATTTAAAAGAAGTAGAGGAAGAATGTATCGCTAAGAATTTTTCAGAAGTAAATAAAGTACCCATAGACATCAAACAGATAGATAAGTTGATACAACAAGTGGAGAAAAGATAATGTCGTGGGGAGTTATAGGTAAAATTGCGGCAACTGTCGCTGCTAGTGTTATTAGTGGTAAAATTCTTGAAAAAGATGCCCCAAAACAAATAGGCACTGGTACATCTCCCGCCCTTGAACCTGGACCTACAGCAGAATATACTGATGTTGAAGGGAGCACAGTGCAGCCTTTTGGTGGTTTTACGGGAACAGATTTTACTAAGCCTGAACCAGATCCAGCAGGCGCAGAAATGATGTTACAAGCATTAGCGCAAGCAGGAATTAACCCCGAAGATTTAGACCAGCATGGTATTGCTGGAATGATGGCGGGGGGCTATCTTAAAAGAAATCTGGGAGGCGGCACAAGTATTATGGATTTAATACAAGAGACACCTATGTCTGTGCCAGAAATGCCAGAAATAGACATGACAGTGCCTGAAGTACCCGAAGCTACTCCATTTGCAAATTTAGTTAGATGGTACCAGTCATTAGACCCAGAGATGCAAGAAGCATTGTTAGCGGGAGGAGAAAAAGTAGGTGTTGCTGGACTTACCCGAGTCGTTAGCGGCAAAGAAAAACCACGAAAAAGTTTAGTCAGTACTCAAACCCTTCCAGGAAATTCAAATAGGAGAAGAGAAACGTTAAAAATAAAACCAATTGTAGGTTCATCGTTTGCTGATGGTGGAGTTTTAAATAGACCCATGTTCATGCCGAAAGGTGGAGCAATGTATGGAGAAGGTGGTCCCAAAGATGATTTAATACCCGTAATGGCGAGCAACGGTGAGTATATGCTTTCCAAAGCTGCCGTTGACCAAGCGGGTGGTGGCAATCATGCTAAGGGGATTGCAGCTTTAAACGCTTTCAATAACGCAGGAAACAGAAGATATGGCTAGTAGAGAAGAATACGAATATTCGAGTCAGGCTCCAGCGGGCTATATAGGACAGTTATTACAACAAGGCATTTTCCCTTATGCCCAAAAATTCATGACCGATCAATTTGATCGGTATGGAGAAGCTGATTCGAGCCCCTTTACTTATACAGGACAACGGGTAGCGGGTTTTGACCCAAGGGAAATGTATGGTATGCAACTTCAAGATGCTGCCATTGGCAGTTATA